GTTTTCATTCTACTAATCCTCTATGGTATAAATCATTTGAAAGTGTTACCATCATTTTTTGTAAACGCATTACATCTTCTTCTAAAGAATCTACTTCAAGATCATCTAACAAACAAGCAATCTCTAACTCAATATCATAAACTAAATCGGATAATGTTGTCATGTCACACCTCACTGTACTAAATAATTATAATGAGCTTCAGAAACTTCAAAGCCATTGTTCCACGATTTGTCTCTATCTCCTAGAAAATTACACCAATTGTTCCAAAGTTGTTCGGTTCCAATACTATGACAAATAGTAATATACTGTTGGATCTTGGAGCGTCGAAGATCTTCAGACTTCAAAGTGTTTGAAAGTTTCAAGTGCTTTTCATCAATCCCATACATTCTAATATTATGAGTATCAATACAACCAACCAGCCCTACCGTCAGCTGACAAACGAATCCGGCCTTCGCAAGTCCAAGCCCCGGCACCCTAAGAAATATTCGCATGAGCGTTGCAGCTTTATCAGCTTCAGATTTCTTGGAGTTTACGACAGCCATAAATTGTCCGTACATAAAATCTTTACGAGCCTGAAGATAATTGTATGTCTTCTTTTTATTGCCCCACAAGAAGCGTGAGTCGCCTCCTACGGCCTTTACATCTTTCATCTGATAACCTACGGTTGACCAATTCTGTTGAATGCTCAAAGCCACCATAAGTATTACATCTGCAAGGTTGTCTGCTGACTGCTGTGAAAAACTTTGGATTGCTGTGCCGTGAATGTTATACATCTTTTAACTCCTGTAAAAATTTACTTACACTTAAACTTGAACTTGTGACTGCCTCGTGGAACTCATAGACATCAACCATCGTCCAAACATTGTTGAGCCTCTTGCCCCACGCCTCTACTAAGATACCACAGAAATCGTCGTCGTCAAGACAGTAACGCACCTTGCGCTCATAGTTCAGTTTCTTGACTCTTTGTAGGCTACCAACAGCCATCTTCCCACTCAAACTTTTCATCAGGGTTTCTCCTAAATATATTTGATAAAGCTTCGCGTGTTTCGGGTGTATAAGTTTTTAACTCTATTGCTGAGTATTCATACAGTATAATTTCTCTAATTTCTTTAACGCGATAACGCGCATTTTCTCTTAACGCTTTACGCCCTGCCTCGACCTTGGCCTCTTCATAATATATAGTTGTAAAAATATCTTCCCAATCTCCAAGCTTGTTTTGTTTCTGAAGAATATATTCTTTCATTCTGAGTCCTCGCCATTTGCTTTATCACATCTTTTTTGAAAATCTTCTTTATCTATTGTTAGCCAACAGACAATAATAATTGTAGATATTAAAATAATTATTCCCCACGATGGATCAAAATTCATTTAATGTAGCCTCCCACTATAATACCTATGGCATATGCCGTAATTGCCGTCATGAAAAAACCTGCAAGCAAAAGCGTTGGATCATAGTACATAACTTATTGACCTCCCATAACTTTAAAATTATATTTTAACATTGCCCACGCATGATGGTCGTCGGAGCAAGCAGATATAAAACTTAGCAAATCATCAATGGTCATCATGTTGGTATTCATAATATTATTCCTCATCCCAAGGTATCATTTTTTCCCAGCAAGGCGGACAGTGATAAACACCACTATCAGCTCCAATAAGTATTTCGCGCTCGTCTGCATCTAAATCGGGAAACACATTCTGCACCAAAGCATTTCGGTCGGTCTTGTAATATTCCCAGTCTTTTTGGGGAACATCGACAGCCTGTAAAGATTTACACATATTGCATTCAGACATAACATACATAATATTATTCCTCAAATTCAGCCATAAACATTATTGCGTCTTTAAAGCCTTGCTCGTGACCAGCTCGATGACCTACAAAGTAGGCCACCATAAATGTCAAAGCAATTAAACCTAATACAAAATAATCCATAATATTATTCCTCGTTCGTTTTAATTACTTTTTTCCAAACTTTAAACGAAAGATCTTTGCCTCTTTTAGAGCATTCAGAGTATCCCTTGTTTCGTGGAACACCTAATTCTATTAAGCGCTTTGTCGCTTCGTCTCGATCTTCTAAAACTTTAATAATATCTTCGCCATTTACTTGGTCAATATAACTACACACTAACGATGTGATTGCGATTGAAATGGCTTCGCCATGTGATTTTGATATGCTCATAATATTTATTTCCGTATGTGATGAATTAAAAGTTTATAAAACCCAGATTAAGCATCTGGGTCAGTTTCGAGGTAAGCCATGATGATGTCAAGCTTCGCTTCGAAGGTAGCAAGTTTCTTGTCGGTTGCATCCTGTCGCTTTGTGATGGCATCAAATCGTGCTTGGAACTCTTTGAGTTCTGACGTGTTTGCTTGAATCTTTTTAGCGGTTGTCTTTGGCTTCGGAGTATCCTTGATAACAGCCTTGTTCTTCTTAGCCTTTACAGGCTTCGAGGTCATCATGTTGGTGAACTTCTTTGGAATCGTCTCAGCTTCGAAGAAGCGGCCCACATCTGCATGAGTAATCGGGGTTTCGGCGTGTTCTGTTTGAAACTTCAACAGAATGGCGCTGAAGACTTTGGAAAGTCTGTAAGACTCAGTGGGGTTTTTGCCACCGATCTTGCCAAAGTGCTTTGCTACAGCGTAAAGCTGTCGTGTGGATGCTATGCGATTCCCATCGACGTTAGCGAAAATCTCTGATTTTTGAAGGTTCGAAATGCTCATGTTCATTACTCCGTAATGGTTGTAGGTTTGAAGCAACGCTGTGTCGCTGTTGCCATTCCATTAAGGGCATGAAAATTTTGTGAGGTCAACTGCTTTCCCTGCGCATTATGCGGTTGTGAAAGAGCGCATGAGACGAGCGTAGCGAAGAAAACTCAGCAGAGGATTTTTACTCAATATAGAATATATTGGAGGTTGTTGAAATCGTTGGAGTTTTTTGAATCGAGTTATAAATCTTTAAAGATTTCTAAAGGTTTTTGGAGGCTGTCCACTAGAGACTCTAAAATTTTTGGAGCCTTTTGCGTGTATGTACAAAGACTTTCAAAGTCTTCGGAGGCTTGTGCGTGTCATGTAGGGGTACGCAGGTGCCCATGCCCCCTCCCCCGTATATATACTCATGCTCAAACATTTTCAGAAGGTTTTGGAGTGTCTACCAGTTTGCCCCACCGACTTTAAAAGCCCCTATAAATTGCGGACACAAAAAAAGGCCCACCGGCCTTTAAAGAGACTCCCACGAAAGTGGGCGAGTAGATGTATATATATGCACCTCTGGCGGGTACAAATATTATTATACACCTGTATTTTAGTTTTGTCAATGAAATAATACCAAAAATAAATAAAAATATTTCTTGACAAACACTCTATATAAGTATATAATGTATAACATGGAAACTAAAAAAGAATTGACAGTAAAACAACAAGACTTTCTTGACAATCTTATTGCTTGTGGAGGCAATGCACGTCAAGCCGCAGAAATAGCTGGATATGCACCGGGCAGTTATACATCTGTAGTTAAAGCCCTCAAATCTGAAATACTAGATCTAGCAGAAGGCGTGTTGGCCGTAAACGCCCCTAAAGCCGCTCTGAAGCTCGTTCAAGTTATGGATAGTGATGAGCCTATCCCACAAGCTAATATTCGTCTACAGGCCGCACAGACGCTTCTAGACCGTGTAGGAGTAGCAAAGAAAGAAAGACTAGATGTTAAAGTTGAAACACCAAGTGGATTGTTTATACTTCCAGCTAAAGCCCCGACTATCATTGAAGATGTAGAATATGAAGAGACGGACTAGCAGCACAATTCCATTTGGTTACAAGTTAGTAGATAATGATTTTGAACACATCGAAGAGATACCCAGCGAACTTGAAGCTTTAAACAAGATACTACCGATGATTAAATCAAAATCTTTGTCTCTACGCGAGGGTGCATTGTGGTTGACCCATAAGACTGGTCGCTCTATATCCCATCAAGGACTACAAAAAATAGTAAATAAAGATGGATAAGAACGATTGGGATATAAACCCACAAAACTATTTACAAAATGAAGATGGAAGCTTTAAGCTTAAGGCCGATGGCACCCCCAAGAAAAAACCGGGAAGACCCAAAGGCGCTAAAGGTCGTGGATACAACTATCACTCAAAAACCAAAGCAAAACAAGAAGCTTCAAAAAAAGTAAGAGCAAAAAAGAAAAAGATAGCGCAGGCACGTTCCGCAATATCACGATACCAAAAGTCTGTTGAAAAAACTGAAAAAGCCCTAGACTTACTAGAAGACAACAACAAAAGTAAAGTTGTCGAAGATACATTCGTTGAAGAAGCATCCTCTTCACTCAAAGCAGAGTTAAAAGAAAATGTTATCTTCAGTCCCAACGAAGGACCACAGACGGATTTCTTGGCTGCAGGTGAAACAGATGTATTGTATGGCGGAGCGGCTGGTGGAGGCAAAAGCTATGCGATGTTGGTTGATCCACTTCGCTTTGCACACAGGGCAGCGCATAGAGCATTAATCCTGCGGCGTTCTATGCCAGAGTTACGCGAACTCATCGACAAATCGCGTGAACTCTACCCTAAAGCCTTCCCCGGCTGTAAGTACCGTGAAGTAGAAAAACTTTGGAATTTTCCAAGCGGTGCAAAAGTAGAGTTTGGATTCTTAGAGCGTGATGCAGATGTGTATCGTTACCAAGGACAAGCATACAGCTGGATAGGATTTGATGAAATAACGCATCTGCCGACTGAATTCTCTTGGAACTATTTAGCTTCGCGCCTTAGAACAACCGACTCAGAAATAACGCCCTATATGCGTTGCACAGCAAAC